AAAAATCTTCCTCTCTTATTCCAATTAATAAATAGAAAAGAGTAGGCATCTAATGCTCCACCCTAATACTTAATAAAACTTTTAATCAGTTTGTACAATTTTATCAAGCAATTCATATCCATCAAATACAAATGGATATTCATTTTCAATCACTTCTCCTGGTTTAAAGTTTATAAGACTAATCTTTGTCACTCTACAATTTTTAAGTCTTATTCTTTCATAGCCATATGCTTCAGGATCATCTAATTCAGAAATTATTTCAAATTTTTTGAATCCATTTTCTATCATTTTTGAAGTAACTTTAAACTCTTTAAGTGAACCAGTTCCCTTTTTAGCACCAGCTTTATGGCCTGTCCATTCAGATCCACAGGTTAAAAGTTCTTTCATGTCTATTTCTACATCTGCTGTTGTTTCACTTACCTGTGTCTGCCATTCACCATCAACAAAAATCTTTCCATATGTACCACTACATACTCTTGAAGTATCTAATTCTCCAGACATTTACTACACTTCCTTTCTTATTCAGCGATAATTCCTGTTCCGTAAACTCTCTTAAGTTTTTTGTAATGAGTTACAGCCCATGTCCAATACATTTCATCAGCTTCTGCAGTTGCCTGCTTTTCTTCATCAATTTTTACAACAAAATCATCTGCGATAATTCCATTGTTATTTAATGTTTCAAAATACTTTTTAAGTGAAGATAATGCAATAGTTCTTCCTGTATCATTACCATCAGCTTTTCCTGAAATCTCAAATCTTTTAGCAGAAGTATCTTCATTTACTGTTTTTAAGAAGATAACAGTCTGTATTGTTCCAAATGCCTTGCCAGCTTCATCTTTGTAAGTCTTATATGTATTTACATCATCAGCAACAACAACTCTTCCACCATCTTCATAAAGTACAATAGTACCATTTTTAATAGCTGATGTTATTTGAGTTTTTGATAATTTAGGCATTACGGAATCAAATATTGTAGTTTCATTACTCATTGATTCTTTAAGTCCCTTACCAATTGCTAATGCTGCAATATATACTAATACTTCTGCACTATTGTAAGTAGTGCCATTATAAGTAGCTGTACCTAGATATAGATTATTTACCAGATAATCATTATAATCATTAGATCTTTGGTTAGCATCATCTAGTGTCTCAGAATTATTTACTCCAGTTACAAAAATAAGAAATATATCTCCATTTTCCTTACATTGAGTATTCCATGTTTGTATAGCTGCTTGCAATGCAGAATCAGCATATCTATCTATAACAAAAGCATCTTTTTCATAACCTTCAAAGATAGCCATAGCATCTATATAATCTTGATTTGTTATTCCTGCAGTTCCATCATTACCACCAGTAAAATTCTTAGTAGCAACATTATCTAAAGTATTGGTAGTTGAGCTTACTTCACTTGTCTTAGCCCTAATATATGTGTTTGCTGTTGCATTATTTATTGTCTTTGCAATTTCTGCAAATGTTCCACTAACAGTAATATTGAATAACTGTTTTGATCCTTCATAAAGGATTATGTTTTTCTTATCTGAATCTGCAACATTAGTTTTTACTGTTACCTTAAAATCTCTAGTAGTTGGATATAGAGTTTCTAATGTAATAGCATTTAATGGAGATGAATCTGTTGTTTGAAGTACTAAAGAAGCTTTTGATGCACTTGAATCTGCCAGTCTATATAGCAATAATTCTTTAGGTTTCCCTAATAATGCAAGTTTCCCTAGTTTATAAGCTGTGTAATTGTAATCAGATCCAAATGTTGCTTTAAGAGTATTTTCTACATCGTTATTTATTAAAACTGGTTCTTTTATTGGTCCCCAGTTGGCTGTTACTGTTAAAGCTAATGTTCCTGTTGTACCATTTGCAATTGTAGCTTCAGCAGCAGTCTGGAATCTGTTATAAAAACCTGGTATTTCAGGTTTATTATCTGTTTCCCATGTTCCCTTTGCCATTATTTAACCTTCTTTCCTAAGAAATTTTTCACCATCTTATCTACTTCTATTTTTGTAAACTTCTCTTCTTTTGAGCAATTAGAAAAAGCACCTGCTAATACTATTTTTGTATAGCCAAGTGCTTTTGCATTTTCCATATATTCCTCTACAGAAAATTTTTCTTCATTTACTGTAGTTTTAATTGTAGATGTAGCTGTTTCTTTTGTGGTAACATCTTTATTTACATCAGCCATTATACAGCCTCCTTCCTATTTAATAATTCCCTTTCCAATAATGTTTTTTAATTTAGGCGTATTATCTTCTATC